GTACTTCCCCGGCACCGCCTGGACCCACCAGCAGGCAGGCGAACACCAAGCCGCCCTACGCAGGGCCGCGACTCCCACCTACGCATCCGGACCCACACCTATCGGCCTGCACGACTTCAACGCCCCCCGCCTGTCAGTGCAGCGCAGGTGCGCCGCATGACCCTCAAACGCCCACCATCCCCCGAACTTTTGGAACGCGCCGCCCAACTACTCGCTGACGGCGCATCCCAACGCGAAACCACCCGCACAACAGGCATCGCACGCGAAACACTACGCAAACACTTCCCCGGCAACGGCTGGAGCTACGTGGACGGCGGGAGGTTCCGGGCACTCACAAGAAACGAGAAGACCTAATGGCCGATAAGCGCGCCTTTGCCCAATTCGATGTTGGATACCTGGACAACCCGAAGATCATGGAAGTTTTCGATGCGTCACCCATTGCGGTCTGCATGCACATCGCATCCGTTTTGTACTGCGCCCAGCATCTAACGGACGGCATCATCACCGCCGGACCCATGCAACGCAAAGTCGGAGGATCTCCCGCAGACGTGACGCTCTTGGTAGAAGCGGGACTCTGGCACTTGCCCGGACATGCTTGTGAGTTCTGCCCTCAGCCCGACGCAGGGAAGGTCTACGTCCACGACTATACGGAGCATAACCGCACGTCGGACGGCGTAAAGCGCGCTTCCGAGGCGGGCAAGAAGGGCGCGAAGGCGCTATGGGAGAAGAAGCGGGCAGCGCAGAATCCGGATGCGGATCGCATGCCAACCGCATACGGATCGCATAGCGAACCGGAAAGCGATTCTTCCGAAATCGCTATGGCTAGAGAGAAAGAAAGAAAGAGAGAAGAAGAAGCTAAAGCTTCTTCCCCGGAGACGGTTCGCCCCGACATCGACGGGATCATTCAAGGCTTCTCCGAACTCCTCAAAGCCAACGACGTCAAACACAAGCCGGGAAAGAACTGGCACGACGCCGCACGCCTCCTCATCGACAAAGACGGCTACACCCCCGAACAGATCATGTACGTTGCCAGGTTCGCCACCACGGACGAGTTCTGGAAATCCAACATCCTCTCAATCCCCAAACTCCGCGACAAGTTTGAATCCCTCAAGATCAAGGCCCAAGCCCAAGCCCGCCCGAAACCCAGCACGGGAGCCCAAGCACGCCTACAGGTCGGATTCGACCTCATGCAAGAAACCCGCGCCGAAATGTCCGGCCAACTCGAACTAGGGGCATGACATGAACCTTGAAGAAACCGTGGCGATCATGACGTGGGTAAACCAGCATGACCCCCGCGTGCAGCTCAACAAACCATCCCGCGACATCTGGGCCAACGCTCTCCAGCCCTACAGCTACGACGAGGCCATGCAGGCCGTGTTGGACCATTACAGGCTCAACGACGACGAGAGCGTATCCCCGGCCAAGATCCGCAAACGCGCCGAACTGGTCCGCTCCCAACGCACCGGCCGAGAGTCAGCCATCGAAGCAAACCCCAAACAATCCAGCAAGCACCCGACGTCCTGGCGATCACGCAACCCCGAAGAATGGGACCGCCTCCTCGAAGTCGGCCAGCAACAACGCCGCGACGACCTCATCAGCCGCGGAATCACCCCATGACCCGCCCGGACCCCGCCAACCACCAAGCCGCCAACAAGGCGGCTTTTTCGTACCCAAAGGAGGCGTTGTGACGATCCGCTACTTCAGCATGTTCTCCGGTATCGGCGGTTTTGAACTGGGCATTGAACAGGCAGCCCAGGAACTAGGCCTCACCGCGGAATGTGTCGGCTACTCCGAAATCGACAAGCACGCCATCCGAACCTATGAGGAGCACTTCAACCATGACAACTACGGCGACGCAACAGGAATCAATGCTGCCGATCTTCCAGACTTTGACCTACTCGTGGGCGGATTTCCTTGCCAAGCATTCTCTATCGCCGGCAAGCGCCGCGGCTTTGAAGAATCTAGAGGAACGCTTTTCTTCGACATCGCCCGAATCCTCAAAGCCAAGCAGCCCCGAAACTTCATCCTCGAAAACGTCAAAGGTCTTCTCTCACATGACGGAGGGCGAACTGTCCGAACAATCATCGGAACGCTTACTGAGCTGGGGTACGGCGTGGAATGGCAGGTTCTCAACAGCAAGAATCATGGCGTCCCACAAAATCGAGAACGCATCTACATTGTTGGACATCTTGGAGGACCAAGTGAACGACAAGTATTTCCTTTCACTGAAGAAAGTGAAGGAAATCTGCGCGAGATCACGCGGGGTGGAAGTGCTAGTCAGCGGATCTACGAACCCTACCTAAGCCCCACGCTAAACCCAGGCGTCACCTCTGGCGGTCCTGAACTGGCGAAGTTCGCAATTGTCCGGAATAGGCGCGGTGAGGACGTGGGCTACGCGCAGCGCGACATTGCCACCTGCCTCGATGCGAACTACTGGAAGGGTATCGACTACCACGGGGCGCGAACCGGTATCGCTCATCTGATTAGTGGCGACCTGGCCGTTAGGAAGCTAACGCCTATCGAGTGTGAGCGGCTTCAGGGCTTCCCGGATGGCTGGACCATCGGAGCCGACACTCAGCGCTACAAGCAATGCGGCAATGCCGTGACCGTCAACGTCGTGCGGGATGTTGCACGGCGGCTGTTCAGAGGGAAATGATGATCGAGCGAACACAAACCATGAAGGGAAAGGTTAGAGATGATCGGCAAGATACTTTGCAAGGTTGGGCTGCATTGGGGCGAGACACGCGGCGGCGCGTATCCCCGATCCATCTGTTATCGCTGCGGAAAGCGGCGGTACTGGTAGCAATCCAAAAGCCCCTCACCCGAGGGGCTTTTTCATGCGCTCACGAGGGGGACTAATGACGAAGAAGATCACCATAAACGCAGACCATCTAAGGGCTACACTCCGGGAAGCCAAGGCTCAGGCGCTCGAAACGGCGGCAGAGATCAAGGCGGATGGGCTCTACGGCGAACCGCTGCACTCCTGGCTGTACGATCGCGCCGCATTCATCAGGGCGACTCATCTAGAGAGTCACGCTCACGAGAGGCTGGAGGCGTCATGAGCGAACAGCGAAAGATAACCGTCGAGCGGGATAACCCAGTCTGGCAGGAGTACGACCGCGAAGTGAAGGTTGAGCTGTGGCACAACCCGAACCAGACAACCAGCCTGCGTCTCTCTAGGGAAGAGGCGTGGAACTTGCGGGATGAGCTTGCCGAGTTCCTTGCCTGCCCCGTCCAAAAGCCACAGGAGGCGTCATGACCGAATGGACGATCACTATCCTGGCGCCGCACGTCAAGCCCGTTGTGAAGCGTAAGACCGGCAAGGTCTTCCAGCGCCAACCGTTCCTGAATAGTAACGACAGGGACCATTGGCGCGTGACGAACCCGATCAAAAACGGGTGGATCACCAACGCAATCACGGCAGCAACCGAAGCGGGCCTGCCAAAGAACCTGGCACGCGTCCGAATCGACGGGCACGTCATCAAACCCCGCGGCGGAAGCTACGACGCCATGAACTACTACCCCACCGCCAAAGCGTTAGTCGATGGGCTCACCCGCTACGGGCTGACAGTGGACGACTCAAACGAATACGTCAGCGGCCCATTCCTGCACGAAGGCGGCAAAGGGCCGGCCGCAATCAGGATCACCATTACGGAGGAGGAAGTATGACCCTTACCGACAACGTACACAGACTGACCCGCGAGCATCTGACCCGCGATAGGGACGGCAACCTGCGCACTGTGCCGGCGTTCCTGAATGAACTGCGGGGCGCGATAACGCCAGGCATGAATGGTGGCGGTGGCGGCGCGAGTGGTCCACCGATCCCCATTGACCCGTCAGCCGTGGACCTGCTCACCGAGATCCACAACGAAGCACGCCGCGACTACCACGAGATCACCGGCAGTCGCTGGCCCGGAAACGTGGACAGCCTACTCATCCACTTCGCCGCGATGAACCTCACCCCGGAATGGGACAGCTACCTCACGCACGTCACGACCGAATGGCTCGACAGGATCACGGCGATGCTGTGGCCCGTCAAGCCGCGCAGGAAGCTCGTCGGTAAGGTCTGCCCGTCGTGCGGCTGGGCAACCTACGGCGACGAGCGGAAGACCTGCCTCAGCCTCGGATGCTGGGACGACGACGGGAACATGCGCGCCATTGGAACCTGGGACATTGAATGCGCGGCCTGTGAAGCCGCATGGACCGGTGAGCAAGTCGCCTACCTACTGCGGGCACTCGACACGCCGGGAGCTGTTGTTACTTCCGAGGCGGTCGCATGAGTCTCTACTACCAGGATGACTACGTGACGCTGTACCACGGAGATTGTCTTACCGAGCATCGCGAATGGTTGGAAGCGGACGTGCTAGTGACTGACCCACCGTATGGTTACGACCACTCTTCCAACCGGGATGGGAAGTTCAAGGGCGAGGTTATCGCCAATGACAGTAGCCTCTCAGCCCGTGACGAAGTTCTTGCATCTTGGGGCAAATCGGCGCTCGTGTTCGGAAGCTGGAAACGCCCGAAGCCAGCCGGAACTCACACGGTTCTTACCTGGGATAAGGGCGAGAATGCCGGAATGGGCGATCTCGCAATCCCATGGAAGCCAAACACTGAGGAGGTATACGTCATCGGTCGGGCCTTCCAAGGCCACCGAAGCTCGTCCATACTCGCGGGTCATTCGGTTGTCACTTGGGCATCCAAAGGACGCGAGCACCCGAATATGAAGCCCGTATCACTCATGGAGCGCCTGATTGAAAAGTGCCTACCGGGGACGGTTGCAGATCCATTCGCCGGGTCGGGCAGCACCCTAGTAGCCGCGAAGAACTTAGGCCGAAGAGTTATTGGAGTCGAGCTTGAAGAGAAGTATTGCGAGATCATCGCCAAGCGGTGCGCCCAAGATGTCCTTGATATTTTCGGTGCGTCAGCTGTTGCGCCTGAGGTAGTTGTCATGTAGTGTTAGTCACGGCTGGACATATCCAGCTAATTTTTCAGGCTCGGACCGTCGGATGGTTCGGGCCTTCTTTGTTTAATCCGGCCACCTTCCACGCCGGAGCAAGACTGGAGCCGTGCGCTAACCCCCCATATGCGCACGGCTCCCGGGGGCCAGACCTGAGACCGCTGGCCCCGACACTCCCCCCATTGAAAGCCTGCGGGCGAGGCGGGAACGCGAAAGCATGGCGGCAGGTAGGCCGATGGGCGCTATCGAAGTGACGGGACACCGTTACCGATTAGGCCTTGTGAGTAGTAATTTGCATCGCCGTGAGGTGACGCGGGGTCCACAAGCAGCCATCCCCCACAAAAGGGCCGCATTGCCCCGCAGTCATCCTTTGATGGCTTGCGGGTGCTTAGGGAGTTAGTGAAGTGGTATCACGCCAGTCTCCAAAACTGGAAGCGTAGGTTCGATTCCTACACGCTCTGCTGGATCGAACGCACGCCGGGCAACTATTGAGCACGCGGCCATCGCAAGTAGATCCCACCCTTCAACACCAGGAGGCATCATGTCAGACGCAACACTGCAAGCCGTGCATGACGCCATCGCCGCGCACATCGCAGACGTAAACGAAGACGACCCCGAGTTCCTCACCGAATGGGCTTTCGTCGCCGCGTGTGCGGTCTCAACCAACGCACGCGCAACGTCGTACTACTACTACGACTCAGACATCCCCGTACACCACGCAGCCGGCCTAATGCACCACGGCATCAACCACCTCAACAACCCCGATCGCGGCGGCGACGAGGACGACTAATGGAGATATGCCCCGCGTGTGGCGTGAACATGCGCCTAGCCAAACTCCACTGCCAGAACGCCGACTGCGTGTGGTTGGCTTGTGGTGGATGCGGGTGCCTCGTCAGTGACAGTGGCGCCTACTTCGGCGTACTGCTCTGGGGCAATGAGAGCGGCTACCTTAAGGGGTGAGCGCGGGGAATTAATGCAGCCCGCGAACCGTTGAACAAAGTAAGAAGCTCCCGCGCTGCGTCAACAGCCGGGAGCGTGAACGAACTGGTTAAGGAGTTCGATATGCAGAAGCCTACATGCTCGATTGAATCTTGTGAACGCGAAGCGGGCAACCGCGGATGGTGCAACGCTCACTACCTGAGATACCGGCGACATGGCGACCCGCGAGGTTCTGCCCGCATTCCCTCAACCGAAGAGCGGTTCTGGTCTCGGGTAGATAAGTCCGGCGGAGAGTGCTGGAACTGGACGGGTGGACTGAAGAACGGCTACGGCCAATTCAACGGCTACCAGGACGGCGCTAGGCGCAACCTAAAGGCGCATCGCGTGTCCTTTGAGTTAGCGAATGGTCCAATCCCTACAGGCCTAGAGATCGACCACATCTGCCATAACCGCGCCTGCGTAAGTCCCACCCACCTACGACTGGCCACGCACAAGCAGAACAATGAGCACCTGCAAGGCGCGAAAGCTTCAAGCGCTTCCGGCATCCGGGGCGTCTTCTGGAACAAGCGCACGAAGAAGTGGGTCGCTGAGGTTCAGCATCACGGCAAGTCCCACCATCTGGGATACTTCGACAGTGTCGCGGCCGCTGAAGTTGCAGCCATCGCCAAGCGGCTTGAGCTGTTCACGCATAACGATACCGACCGCGCAGCCTAATGGCGTGGGATACCAGCACGCGCCGGCAACGACTGCCGAGCAACTGGCCCGAGCTGAGACGCCAGACCAAGCAGCGCGCACGCGGCATATGCGAATGGGTAAGCAACGACACCCGATGCACGCGACAAGGCAGCGAGTGTGACCACGTCCAACAAGGCGACAACCACACACTAACGAACCTTCAATGGCTATGCACCGAACATCATTGGGCTAAGACCAAACAAGAGAACGCAGAACGCAACACGCGTAACGCCACACTCAAACGCAAGCCCAACGAACAACACCCAGGGAGAATCAAATGACCGAAGTAAAGTTCACCAAAGCAACCGGCGGACACAGCGTTGGTGATACCCTGAACACCAGCGACGGAGCAGCCGCGTACCTCGTTGAAACAGGTGTCGCAGAGCCAGTCAAGGCAGCCGAGAAGCCCGACTCGAAGACCACTTCAGGCCGAGGCAAACGAGGGGTGGGGGGCGCCTCCCCCGCCTCCATTTCCACTACCGCTGGATAGCAATTCGGATCCTACGTGCGGCTTTTCTGGATTTTTGATCGGCTTCTGGCGCTTCTGCCGAATATCGTGCGGCTCTTTGTGCCTCCGCTGAATATCCTTCGTTGCTCCAAAAATGGAGCTTCAAAACCGGGCAGACTTCCGCGTAAACACTGGGATTATCCGTAACAACTGATAGACTGTTGCCATGGAACCAGGGGCGTGCGAATACTGCGGGGCATCACTCAAGTTGCTGCGTGCCGGCGCCCGGTTTTGTTCCACGAAGCACCGCGTTTACGCATCCCGCAAGCCCGTGTTTCCGGTTGAAATGACCTCAAAAGATCGCTGGGTACGGCGCGAGAAGACGAAACGGCCGGTCACTTTGGCTCGCAAGTCCGCCAGTTCAACCAACCCTGACACCTGGTCTTCATTCGCTGCGGCCAATGCGTCCAGCGTCGGTGTTGGTGTGGGCTTTGTACTTGGTGATGGCATTGGTTGCATCGACTTGGACCACTGTTTCTCTGACGACAAGTTAGCGCCGTGGGCTCAGGAAATTGTCGATAGCTGCCCGGCGACCTTCATGGAGGTTTCCCAGTCGGGTGAGGGTCTGCATATCTTCGGGTTGCTGCCCGAGGGTGCCGGCCGGAACATGCGCGATGGTGTCCGCAGTGTTGAGTTCTACTCCACTGGCCGGTATATCGCAGTGACGGGTGACAGGTTCGCTGGTTCGCCGTCAAAGCTTGCTGATTTGTCCGGGGTTGTTGCCTCGGTTCTTTAGCGTCCCTGGTGGGCGCGTCCCGCGTCCCAGGAGGATGACTATATGGCTGCTCACGCACCGGCTGGATTGGCCGCTAAGGGTAAGCGTCTCTGGAAAGAGACGGTTGACAAGTACGATCTGCGGGCCGACGAGTTGGACACGCTGGAGGATATTTGTCGTGAGGCTGATCTGATCGTGCGCCTTGAGAAGGATCTTGATGGCGCGGACCTTATCGTGCAAGGCTCGCAGGGGCAGCAGGTAGTCAACCCTATCGTGTCTGAGATTCGCCAGCACCGTGCGACTAAGAAGGCGCTGTGGGCGTCTCTGAAGCTCCCGGATGAGGGCACTGAGGCGGGTGGCGCTAACCAGCAGCGTGCGGCTGCACAGACCCGCTGGGCGGCGTCCCGTGGCAAGAGCGCGTAGCGGTGCGGCTCTCATTTCTTCTGCTGAATCGGATTTTGCGGAAATCATCAGGTGGTACGAGGATCTTTTAGAAAAGACGTTCCCGCCTGCTGATTTGCAATGGGAGCCGGTGAAGATCGGCCCGACGTGGCAATGGGATAACGGGTGGAAGCTGCCCGAGCATTCCCTTGGCTGGCAGGTTTTGGCGTGGTGCGGTTACTGGCTGCGGGATAAGCACGGGAAGCCGTGGGCGTTCACACCTGAACAGACGCGCTTTATCCTCTGGTACTTCGCTATTGACGAGTCCGGTTCACTGCTCTATCACTCAGCCGTGCTACAACGACTGAAGGGCTGGGGTAAGGATCCTGTTGCGGCGTGCTTGGCGATGGCCGGCATGTTTGCTGATGTGAACTTTGATTCGTGGGGTCCTGACGGTCAGCCGATTGGCCGGGATCAGCCGAATGCTTGGGTGCAGGTTGTGGCCGTGTCTCAGGATCAGACGAAGAACACGATGAAACTGTTCCCATCGCTGATTAGTCCCGAGGCGCGTAAGCATTACGGCATCCAGGTTGGCAAACTGAACGTGTGGGGCTTGGGTGATTCTCGCCAGGTTGAGGCTGTTACGGCGTCGGTTATGGCGATTGAGGGCGGGCGACCAACTCAGATCATCCGCAACGAGACGCAGAACTGGAACTCTTCTAACGGCGGTCACGACATGGCCGGCGCCATTGAGGGTAACGCGGCTAAGTCTGCGATTGACTCCCCCGCCCGGATGCTTGACATTTGCAACGCTTACCGGCCGGGTGAGGATTCCGTTGGTCAGCGTGCCCGTGAGGCCTATGAGGCGACGGTGGGCGTTGATGCCGAGTTCGCGGACTTCGGCGTTATGTACGATTCGCTTGAGGCCCCGCCAGAGGCACCGTTGACGCTTGCCGCGGCCCCGTCCGTGGTTGAGGCTGTGCGCGGTGACGCCGTGTGGCTTGACGCTCACGGGCGCATCAAGAACTCCATTGCCAACCCTGCCAACTCTCCTAGCGAGTCGCGGCGTAAGTGGTACAACCAGATTACGGCCGCTGAGGATTCATGGACTGAGCCGCTGGAGTTTGACCCTCTCAAGGATTCTGAGAAGACGGTTGAGCCTGGCGAGGAAATCACGATGTTCCTTGACTGCTCCAAGTCCGATGACGCGACTGCCCTCGTGGGTGTTCGCATATCCGATGGGCATGTGTTCACTCTTGGGATGTGGCAGCGTCCGCCGGGTAAGCGCGGTGATGGCTGGTTGGCGCCGCGGGAAAAGGTGGATGAGGTTGTCAAGGAGTCGTTCGCTAAGTACACGGTGGCCGGATTCTTCGGTGACCCTTCGCACACGGTGGACGACGAAACCATGGACCGTTACTGGGATCCGCTGTTTGACGAGTGGCATCTGCGCTACAGGCACAAGCTGAAAGTTTGGGCGTCGGGCACTAAGGGCGGTAAGGGGCATTCAGTGATGTTTGACATGTCTGCCCGCGATAACGCCAAGTCGTTCGCTTCTGCTGTGGGCTTCACGCTGGAGGAAATCAAGTCAGCGGCTTTCACGTGGGACGGGGACGCACGTTTGCGCCGGCACGTTCTGAATGCCCGCCGCTATCCGGTTCAGGGCTTTGTTTCCATCGCCAAGGATAACCGCGAGTCGAAGAACAAGATTGACCTTGCTATCTGCATGGTTGGTGCGCGGCTGGTCCGCCGTCTCATTTTGAACAACGGAAAGAAGCGGGGTGGCCGGGTATGGTGATGAAACCTAATGCCGTAATTGAACTGGTCAATGACGTTCTCTTGCCGACCTACACGACCGAGCGGCAGCGCCTTGATGAGGTGGATAAGTGGTATCGCTGGTCCCCGGACAAGGTGAAGACTTCCAACGCAGCCGACAGGGAACTCAAGGACCTCGCGGACATTTCGGAGGCGCCCTGGCTGGGGCTGATTGTGACCACTTTGGCGCAGCAGCTCCACGCCGAGTCTGTCCGTTCCGCTGACCGTGACACAACTGAGCTTTGGGTGCCATGGCAGCGTAACCGGATGCACGCGAAGCAGAAGCCGCTGTATCGTGCGGCACTCGCTTACGGGCAGTCATTCACAACGGTTGTCCCTGGCGATACTGGCGCCGTGATTCGCGGGATTAGTCCGCGTGACATGGTCGCCGTGTATCAGGATCCGGCTGAAGATGAGTTCCCGATGTACTCGCTGAGGGTACAGGGAGCGCACTACCGGGTACTGGATGAGGAAGCCGAATACTGGCTGTCACTTCAGGACGGCAAACTCACGTTCATTGAGTCCCGCGTGCATGATGTCGGGGTTACGCCTGTTGTTCGGTACACGAATCAGATGGACCTTGAGGGGCGCACGCCCGGCGAGGTTGAGCCGTTCATCCCACTGGGCAAGCGGATCAATAAAACATCCTACGACCGTCTCCTGACGCAGCACTTCAACTCGTGGAAGATCCGCACGGCGACCGGGCTTGATATGCCCGATGACCCCGCGGAGCGCGACCGGATCAAGATGCTGCTGCGGCAGCAGGACATTCTTACGGGTGAAGATGGCGTCCAGTTCGGAACGCTGGATGAAACGCAGATTGACGGCTTCATTAAGGCGCACGAATCTGACCTTGAAACGCTGGCCGCGGTTTCCCAGACGCCTTCCCATGGCATCACTGGCAAGATGGTAAACCTTTCCGCCGAGGCCCTGGTTGAGGCGCGCTCCATGCTTGACCTAAAAGCCGGCGAACGCAAGGTGTCATTCGGTGACTCTGACTGCCAGACGCTCCGCCTTGCCTCTCATATTGAGGGACGCGCTGAGGATGCAGCCGATTTCACACTGTCGATGCAGTGGGCGGATCTTGAGTCCCGCTCGATGGCTCAGGCCGCGGACGCTCTTGGCAAGATGGCAACCATGCTGGGCATTCCGGTTGAAATGCTGTGGGAGCGCATACCGAACGTTGACGAGGAAACGGTGAAGCGGTGGGTTAAGTTCAAGCTTGAGAACCCTTCCGCTGAGGCGCAGCTCGCTAACGCTCTGAACACGCAGTCCAATGGCGTCAACGGCTGAGGGCCGGGCGCTCACTGAGGCTAACCGTATAGAACAACTGGCTGTAGCGGCTCGCGCCGTCGTTGTGTCCCGCGCTTTGTGGGGACGGCTGGACCCGTTCGACATTGACCGTTCGGTTGAGCGGTGGATGCCTTCGCAGGTTGCCACGTTCCAGCGGTTCTATGGGGAGTCTCAGGCGCTCACGGAGTCTTATGTGGCGGCGTATCGGGTTGCTGAGATTGGGGCGGCTGTGGGGCCTGTTATGGCCCCGCCGTTCCCGGTTGAGGAAATGCGTAACGCGGCGCTTATTGCTGGCCCGGTGCGGGTGAAGATGCTGATTGGCCGTGGTGAGTCTCCAGGTTCGGCGCACGCTAAGGCGTTCACGAAGTTCTCTGGGATCGCCCGCCGGCAGGTGCTTGATGGTGGCCGGAAGATGATCGATGCGACGACTGCGGCGGATTCACGCGCTGTCGGGTGGCGCCGCGTGACTGACGGTAACCCATGCACGTTCTGTGCCATGCTCGCCAGCCGCGGCCCGGTCTACAGTGCCAAGTCCGCGCAGGGTGACGTTATGCGCCCGCTGCGCGGCGGCGGTTCTGGCCTTCGCTATCACGGGCACTGTGGCTGCACTGCCGAGATTGTTTACGGCGAGTGGAAGCCGAACGACGCCGAACGCCTCTACCAAGAGGAATACGAGAAGGCCGCGAAACAGGCCGAAGCGGAAGGCCAGCAGCGCACCGAGCAAACGGTGCTGTGGCGCATGCGTGAAAACGGCGTCTTCCGCGATTCCCCCCTCTCCCGCAACAAATAAGTTTCCGTGCGCCACAAGGTGCGCGGGTAATGAGCTGCCCCGGTGGCGGCAATAACTAACAGCCCCAGGAGGGCAAATGTCAGAACAGGAACTTGAAACCCCCGACATTGAGACTGAGGAAGTGGAAGCCCAGGAGGCTGACACTGAGACGGACGAAACGGAAGACGAAGCGGGTTTCGATGCTGAGAAGGCCCGCGAAAAGATCCGCAAGATCAACAGCGAGGCCCGTAAACTCCGCGAACGCACCAAGGCCGCTGAGGAAAAGGCTAAGGGCTCCGAAGAAAAGGACTCACGGCTGACCGCTCTGGAAGCGGAAAACCTGCGTCTTCGCGTCGGCGTCAAGCACGGACTGCCCGAGACGCTTATCAAGCGGCTCTCCGGCACGTCTGAAGAGGAAATCCTCAAGGACGCCGAGGAACTTATGGAGCTGTTCGGTTCCAAGAAGCCACCGACCAACCGCCCAAAGGAAAGCCTTCGCGGCGGCACGGATCCAACTGAGGCTGCGGACGAACTGGGCGACCTGGACAAGTTCGCAGAAAAGATGTTCCGCAACTAACGCACTGCCACGGTGGTGCAAACCAATCCCTAACCTTCAAGGAGGCCCATCGTGGCTATCACTCTTTACACTCCCGAGCAGGCAGCTCGCGCTACCCTCGCTTCCCTTCGCTGGCTGACTTCCCTGCCCCGCACTGTGCGGCAGGACTTCTCCGCTGAGTTCGTTGCTGGCCGCGGTCAGACCGTCAACGTTCTGGGTCCGATCACTGCGGGCGAGGCCAAGGTTTACACCAAGGCCAACCGTGATGCACGCGACGCCATCCAGTTCAACGACATCGCGCAGACCTGGTTCCCGGTGACCCTGGAAAACCAGATCTACAACGCCGTGCGCCTGCCGGATGACTTCGCCACGTTCACCCTCACGGACCTTACCCGCCAGGTTCTCAAGCCGCAGGCTGAGTCCGTGGTTGATGAACTGGCCGCACCGCTGGTCGCCGAGATGGTGGCTATCGCTACCGACGCTTCCATCCCCGCCGTCGCGGCCGATGGTTCTAACGTCCTTCAGGTTCTCATCGCGGCCCGCAAGGTCCTGAACCAGCGCCATATCCCCACGGATGGCCGCACGTTCGCCGTTGGTGCGGATATTGAGGCCGCTATCCTGTCGCTGCCGCAGCTTCAGAAGGTCAACGAGTCGGGCACGTCCGAGGTGCTGCGTAACGCTGTCATCGGCCGTCTGTTTGGCTTCACGATCATTGCTGACGCTGCCCTGCCTGACGACTTCGGCATCGCGTACCACAAGGACGCTTTCGCCCATGTGACCCGCCCGTCACGCCAGCCCGAGGGTGCGGCTAAGTCCGCTACCGTCGCGCAGGATGGTTTCGCGCTGCGCTGGATCCAGCACTACAACCCGCTCCAGCTTGAAGACCAGTCCGTTGTTGACACCTTCTACGGTGCCGCAACACTGGACGCTAACCGCGCCGTCTCCGTCACCCTCGCAGCAGGCGTCTAGTGGTTGCCCCGGCCATACTGGCTGGGGTCTCTGAGTTAGCCGACTGGCTGGGTGAGCCCATAGTTGAAGGTTCTGCCGACGACAAACGCGCACACCTATGCCTGCGACTCGCGTCTGCCCTGGTCCGAAAGGAAGCAGGGCAGACGTGGGCGGATGACGCCGGCAACCTCATTGACTTCGTGCCAGAAGATGCAGTCATGGTCACGCTTTATTGTGCTTCCCGCGTCTATGACAATCGGAACGCGCAGACGATGGGCGCTATCGATGACTCCCGCGAAGGCTGGAAAGTTGACGAGGCCGGCGCCTACCTGACCGAGTCGGAAAAGCGGATGCTGTCGCAGTTCAAAGCAACATCGTTCCGGGGCCTTGGGACTGTGGCGACTACCCGCACGGACACGGTTCCCGCCTCTAATGGCTGGGTTCCAACACCAACGCCCGGCGTGGAGTTCCCCTGGTATTAGGAGGCTGTATTGCGTGCTGAGGTTTTACTGAAGCGCAGGCGTAAAGCTGCCGAGGCGTTGATGGTGGATGAGTGCCGGATCTCCGCGTTGGGTGAGGCTGTCACCGACTACCACACAGGCAATGTCACCACGTCCCGAACGACGGTTTATGAGGGTCCTTGCAAGGTTCAGTCAAAGGCGGCGGCTATCACGTCTCCTGAGGCTGGCGGCGCAACGTTCACGGTTGTGTCCCGTGAGGTGCATATCCCGGCGAATGCGGCGGAAATTCTAGACGGATACGAAGTGGAAATCACCGCGTCCCTGTTGAACTCATTCACGGTTGGCAAGGTTTATCAGATCGAGGGCTTCACGCCTGATTCGTTCGACACGGCGTTTCGGATCCCTGTGAAGGAGAACCTCTAGTCGTCCGGTTCGTCTGCCCAATTCGTTAGAAGCTCTCGGGCCTTCTCGGATGCGGTAGTGCCCAGCCGTGCGGCCTTAGCTTGTGCCTTGGCCCAGACGGCGTCACTGATTCGGATGGGCCGGTGCGGGGTCCCCTTGCTCATGCCTGCTCCATCATTTGCAAGTACAGGTATCGACTAAAGAGAAACGTCAGGATCGTGGCTAGGGAGAAGCCGATAAGGACTACTAGGGCCGCGAGGAAATCCCGCGTCCGGTCACTGCCACACGACTTCTCAAACAGGCGCCCGTACCACCTAAAGCCGATCACGAAAACCGCAAGCGGCGCCAAGAAAACTAGCATCGCGGGGCTCAAGGCCGCTCCCTGATTGACTTCTTGATCTGCTTCAATGCGGCTCGGTATGCGCGGTCAGCCTCGAAGTACTGCCTGATAAGGCTTGCCATCTCACGGAGCCACGTCATGAGATTCCACCGATCATCCGGCGGTCACGAGTGTCCACGTCAAAGTGCCAGAGTCGATATTCCAGCTGGACGATATAGCGGATGGCTACTTGTTCATACGGTGACGCCGACGAGTAGCTTGGCGCGAAGAACTCGCTTGCAACTTCATCACGCCGGGCGTCCTCATCCCATGCTTCATCGGCGCTCACTTGCCCGCCTCTCCTGCGCGCTTCACGAGTGCATCGAACTCTGCGCGGGGAACGGACATGGGAATCCGCAGGGTAACAGACACGGACGTTGCCCCTCCGTTGTAGCGAGCGTCCCAATCCTCGGAAACTTTGTCCGGGTCAATCTGCGCACGCTCCGCGAGTAGCTTGCCTAGTGCGATGTTGTAGCGGTGTTCCTCGTCGTGCTGCTTCATTATGTCCCCAATCGTTTCGGCGTGTTCCGATACACCAACTTTAACAGGGTGGATATCCACCGTCAAGCTATGGAGGCCAAGTGAGTGCTGACACTTCTGATCTGGACCGTCTCGCTAGCGACTTCCGCAAGATCCCCGCCGCGATGGTCCCGAAGATTCGCGGGGTAGTCGCTAAATCCGCGCTCAACACCAAGAAGATCATGGTCGCGGACGTAAAGAAGTCTAGGCACTTTAGAGGCAAGAAGAAGCCGGGCCTTGATGCGTCCATCGACTATGACCTAAAGGTGTTCGGGTTCGGCGGTGACGGCGTGATCGAAGCTGAGATCGGACCTAACCCGGCGCGTAATCCCGCTGCGGGCCTCGCTGGCATCGCCTACTTTGGCACCTCAAAGCCTGGCGGCGGCACTGTCCGCAACCCTGAAGACGCGATGCTTGAAGAGGCCCCGAACTTCTACGAGTTCGCGTTCAAGGCGACGGAGGGGCTGCTGTGAGTATTGCTTACGCTACGGTCCCTGATGGGCATGTGGGCGACTTTTACGGGGCTGTTGCGGGGTTGTTCCCTGGCTCTGTGAAGGTGTACGTGGGGAGTGTTCCTGACAAGCCTACATACCCTTACGCGGTGCTGTGGGGCTCGCTCGGTGACGAGACCTCCGAAGCTCTGGCTGACGTGCCCGACGAGATCCGCATCCCTTTCCGCGTGACCTATGTGGGGCTCACCCTCGCACAAGTCGCGCACGTCGCATCTAAGGTCCGGCCGGCGCTGAACCGTGCCGCACCCTACGTGTCCAACTGGATCACTTCACGGATGCGCCAATCGTCCATCATGGATGTACAGACCGACCGGGACGTGACTATCACGGGTTCCGGCGCCCACCCGCTCTACGCGGTTGATGAGTTCCTACTCGTTGCAAGCAAACTCCGAAAGGAAGCCCAGTGACCGAGTTCATTGACGCTTATTCCAAGACGACCGGCGCTAAACAGGTGGTCCCCGCCGCGTGGCTGGGCCGCAAAGACGCGCCGTTCAACGACCTGACAAAGACTCCCAGCCAGAAGGCAAGGGAAGCGGCGAAAGCCGAAACCACCAAGCCGGCCTCGCCGGAAACGAAGGAGGCCTAAATGGCTCGCGTGCTTGCCGATGGCAAAACGAAATTCACTATCCTGCTGACTGCTCCCGTGAATCCAAAGGCGCCCACAGCCACGGAACTCAATGCGGGCATCGACCTTTCCTGTGACATCCTGACCAGTGACTTCAACTGGTCAGCCACGGATTCGGACAAGATTGCGGAGAAGGCCCTGTGCGACACGGGCAACTCCAACGCTATCGGCGCAGGCAACTACACCACGGGCATCACCCTGTGGCGTAAGTTCGCAACCGCGGGCGGGTTCGACGCCGCTGCGGAAACCGGCTGGGCTGCACTGTCCGAGAAGGGCGCTGAGGTCTACGGCTACGCCCGCGAATCCGATAAGGATTCCACCGAGGCGTGGGAAGCTGCGGATGAGATCTATCTCGGCGGGCTGGTCGCTACGGATACCCCGCAGCGCACCGATGGTTCCGGCTTCATCAAGCGCAGGATTCCGATGGAAGCCCAGCGCATGTACGACAACATCGTGGTCGCTGCCGGCGCCTAACCCCCTACTGGCTGGCCCCTGTGATTTCAGGCTCCGGGGGCCAGCCGCACCACCTTTAAGAGCCTGACCCTACGAGTAGAGAGCCTGAAGCCTCATGACCGAAACACCCCAAGATTTTGACTTTGACGCCTGGCTGGAAGGTGCGGAACGTCCCGAGCGGGCGGTGACCGTGTATCAGAAGGCGGGCCTTATCGCTGACCTTGACGCGCTCGAAGCCAGGATCCTCGCCGCGGATGATGATGAGGACGTGGACGGCCCGAGCATGGGCGGCGGTGTTGCTAAGTTGCGCGCCGAGTACCAGAAGCTTGCTAAGCAGTTCCACGACTCAGCGTTGACGATCCGGATCCAGGGCCACGACGAGGCTGAGAAGCGGGAGATTGCCGTAGCCAACAAGGGCAGCGAGGACATCGCTTACATCGTTCTTGCCGACGCCGTCCAGTATCCCCGAGCCACGCCTGAGCAGTTGAAGCGGCTGGCTAAGAAGATTGGCGAGGTTCAGTTTAGTCAGATCCTCACCGCCTACCACGAGGCGTGCACTGAGTTCCCCACTGTGAGCGCCGATTTTTTGCCGAAGCACTCTTCACGGGACGATGGTGGAGAGTCTTAGCAGCCCTCAAAACGGCTGAACGTTTCCAGCGCCCGCCGTCGTCCTATCTTGGGCCGTTGCCGCACTCGAAGGATCGGCTCTTAGAGTTCGCTTACACGCTCTACGTCGAGGGCATGTGCGAGTGTGGCCGGCCCAAGTTTGAGTGCCGGCACCCTGACAACGCGGGCCTGTACGAAGTCGCTGACGTTACCTGCCACGCTCAGGCCGCCATCGAAGAACACACCGGCCAGAAGGACTTCAAGGCCGAGCCGGGGCAGCGCTTCTACGCCACGGAAATCGACGACGAACTAATCACCCGCAGGACGTTCGCGCCACTTCCCAATGCCGATGATCGCGGTCAGGAAGCCGATAAAGGCGACTAGCGACGCGAAGCCCACTACGCCGCCGGGTTCTTCCTGTCCGTAGCTGAATGCCAGTGCGACGGCTACGCCGAAGACGAGCATGGCTAGCCCGGTTTTAATTGCCATTGCGCCGCGCTTTTTGTGGTCTACCCCAGTTTGAGTCATTGGCCTAGTTTGCCATGCCTCCCCTGTTTCTAAAACCCTTGGAGGAATTATGGCTGACCGCCGTGTCAAAATCGTGTTCTCGGCCGAGATCCAGGGATTTAAGTCGGCAATGGCGGAAGCCGCCGCGTCTACTAAGAAGGTCAAGGATTCTTCCGAGGAAGCGTCAAAAGCGGCAGATACTACTCTTGGCAAGCTTGTTCAGTCTGCGACTAAGAACCGTGAGGCTTGGGACACTGCCGGGACGACGATGCTGGGCTTTGGTACGGCGGCGGTTGGTGGGCTGGCCCTGGCGGGCAAGGCTGCGATGGATTGGGAATCCGCGTGGGCTGGTGTCACTAAGACGGTTGATGGTACCCCGGCGCAGATGGACGAGCTTGAGGCGTCCCTACGTGGGTTGGCGAAAACCCTACCCGCAACCCATGAGGAGATCGCGGGCGTTGCTGAGGCTGCGGGCCAGCTTGGTGTAAAGCGTGAAGATGTCGTCGGGTTCACAAAGACGATGATTGACTTGAGCGAGACAACAAACCTGACGGCAGACGATGCCGCTACGTCTATTGCTCAGATCAGTAACGTCATGGGCACGATGGCGCGTGATGGTGCTGAGGGTGTTGAGCGTTTCGGCGCTACCCTTGTGGCTCTTGGTAACGCGGGCGCTTCTACCGAGGCTGAGATCCTGAGTATGGCTAAGCGGATCGCTGGTGCGGCGAAGCTTGTGGGAGCGTCTGAGTCTGATGTGCTGGCCCTTGCTAACGCCATGGCGTCGGTTGGTATTGAGGCCGAGCTTGGCGGCGGTGTTATTTCCCGTGTCATGCAGCGCATGTATGGCGACGTGAAGAGTGGCGGCGAGGGGCTGGAAAACCTGGCTAAGGTTGCCGGGGTCTCGTCCAAGGACTTCGCTGCGGCTTTTGAGTCGGATCCGGTGCGCGCCGTTGACATGATGGTGCAGGGCCTGAACAAGGTCAAGGAGTCCGGCGGCAACGTCGTTGACACGATGGCCGATCTTGGCATCAAGGGCACTGAAGAGACGGGCGTTATTCTGCGTCTCGCTGGGGCTGGAACCCTGCTGGCGGACTCACTGAAGCTTGGCGACTCGGCTTGGCAGTCCAACTCCGCGCTGGCCGAGGAAGCCGCTAAGCGGTATGAGACTACCGAATCTAAGGTCAAAGTCGCTTGGAACAACATCAAGGATGCGGCTATCGAGGCGGGCGCTGTCCTGCTGCCGATGATCGCTGGAATTGCTGAGGGCGCCGCAGGTTTGGCGGGTGCGTTTGGTTCGCTGCCTGACCCCGTGAAGGGCGTCCTGTCTGTACTAGGCGGCGTGGCTGGCGTTGCGGCTCTGGGCGCCGGCGCGTTCCTGACACTGACGCCTAAGATCCTTGACTCTATCCAGGCATTCAACACGCTGGCCCCTGCTGGTGGCAAGGCTCGCACCGCGCTTGAAGGTGTAGGCAAGGCTGCGGGCGCTGCTGGCGCGTTGGCTGCCGTGACGATGATCTTTGCCAAGCTCGCAGAGTCCGATTATATGTCCAAGATTGACACGGGCATGGGTAAGGTTTCCCTGGCTTTGGCTGAGGTTTCCTCGAATGGGCCGGGCGCTGCTTCTGCCTTGGATGAGCTTTTCAAGGACCGTGACGGCGGGGACCTGATCGGGTCCGTTACTGATCTTGAATCGGCTATCAATCGGACTTTCAACAAGGACGCAGGGCAGCAGTTCAACGACACGATGGAGTCCTTCTTCAATGGGATCACAGGGCTGAAGGGTTCATCCCAGATACTCGGAGAATCCTTTGAGCGGATCGATACTGGGCTAGCTGAACTCGTATCCGGCGGCAAGCCTGAGGATGCCGCTAAGTCTTTCGAGCGGATCAAGCAGGCTGCCGAGGATCAGGGCGTCAGTGTCGAGGAACTGGCAACTAAGTTCCCCCAGTACGCGGACGCACTCAAGGCCGCAGAAGCTGCGGCAAAGACTGCGGCTACTGAAACGGATGGCGCAAAGTCGGCAATCGAGGAAGCGGGTGTCGCTGCCGAGATTTCGGCAGAGCAGGCCGAGGCTATCGAGACGGCGCTAAAGGAAGTTGGCTTAGCGGCGGACGGTTCGGTAACGGACATCGAGAAATTCACTACGGCGCTATTCAATGCCGGGCTACTGTCCCTGTCTTCCTCTAACGCCGCGATTGCTTACCAGGCTGCAATTGATGCTGTGACTGATTCGGTCACAAAGAATGGGACGACGCTCGACATCAACACGGAGCAGGGCCGGGCTAATCAGTCGGCTTTCAACGGGTTGGCATCGGCTGCTATGGCCGCGGCTACGGCTACGGCTACGGAAACCCTCGCTACTCAGGGTTCCGACGCTGCTTTGCAGAGTCTCCAGGGTGCGCTTCGGGGGAGCTATGACGACCTTGTTAGGGCTGCCGGTCAGTTCGGTATCACGGGTGATGAGGCGGACACTCTGGCGCGTAAGGCGCTGGGCATCCCTAAGGAAACCCCGATTGATTCTTGGGTGAATGACCAGGCGTCCGCGAAACTCGACGCGATCAAGGGCAAGGCTGACGCTGTAGATGGCACGAGCGCCACTATCACCATTTACGAGCGCACAATCCGATCTATCGAGGAACGCGCTGTAGCCCCCGACTTGAACGGCGCTGGCTCGGGTGGTGGCCGTCCTGGCCTGTGGATGGGCGGGCGTGTTGGGGATGTTATGCCCGGCGCGTTCAGTGGCAAGGTTCCCGGTAGGGCGCCTGCGAATCGCCGCATAGATAACGTCCTGGCGACGGTCAACGGCAAGCCGCTGGCGGTTCAGTCTGAAGAGTGGATCATCAACGGGAAAAGCTCGAAAGAGTATGACCGCGAGCTGGCCGCGATCAACGCTGGGACGTTCCCGAAGATGCCGGGGTATGCGAACGGCGCAAGGGTTGGCCGCGAGTTCTCAGCCCAGCAGCTCGGCTACTACGGCGGATCTAGTGCGGCTGGCGTCGTGCAGAACACCACCTACCAGATCGACGCTAAGCCGGGGCTCGCTTACGAGTACGCCAAGGACATCGCACGTCAGGCGGAAACGCGCCGGCGTGACCTGGATAAGGCGTATGGAAACTAAATACTGAGGGAGCGCTGTGGCGAACATTGTTTACGGGATGCCTTGGGCCCCGCCACCAACACCGGCCCCTAACTGGTTGGGGATGTCGATGTTTTGGCGGGGCTGGGACGGCTCGGAGTGGGCCATTAGTGACTCCCGCTCGGGTGCTGTGTTGTTGGCTGGGACTCGGGGTTTGACGTTGCCGCCGACTAGCCGTGTCGTGGATTCGTCTCCGGCGCGTGCTGGTTCGCGGCATCGTGGGTCTGTCACTTCTGAGCGTGAGGTGTTTTGGCCGATCAAGATTTTCCATGGTGACGGTTCGCTTGATTGGGTGGCGCGTGACCGGGCGTTCCGGCGCACGTTGGATCCTGACCGGCCGGGCGTGTGGACGGTGACGCAGCCCTCGGGCGAGACGCGTTCGCTGACGTTGCATTTCGATAATGAGGGTGCGCAGGCGTTCGACACGATCCCGTCCCTTATCGGCTGGGCTCACTATGGGCTCTACCTTGTAGCCGAGCAGCCTTATTGGGTGGGTGACCCGGTTACCCGTTCGTGGGCTGCTGATGTTCCGATGCCGTTCTTTGACCCGACCGGCCCACAACTGGTGAACATTTCGTCTGCGCACAAGCTCGCTACTGCCACCCTGGATAATCCGGGGGATGTGGGGTCTTACCCTCGCTGGTACATTGACGGCGAAATTGAGTCCGCGACGGTTGGTGTTGACGGGGGGATGGGAGGGGTTCATATACCCTTTGCTATTGCCGCGAATCAGTGCTTGATCATTGAGACTGACCCGGACGTTATTGGCGCAACGTTGTATGAGATTAGTCCGGAGCAGTTGGCTTTGGACGAGAGGGACCGCAAGAAGCCGTCTGAGCGAGTCGTTGGCGTGGACCTCATTAGCCCGGTGGATATGACGGCGGCGCTTGGCCCGGCCGACTTCCAGCCCATCCCGGCTGGTAAGGCTGTCCCGCTGACTCTGGTGATGACGGGCACGGGCAAGATTGAGGTCTTCCTGCCCACACTGTGGAAGGCGGCTTGGTGATGGCCGTCTTCCGTATCGGCGTCTATAACGGTGCCCGTGAGTTCCGCTGTCAGATTGGTAACCCTACCGAGTTGCGGGCGACGATCCGCGACAATATGGTGTCCACTCTTTGGCTGACAGTCCCTCTTGACCACCCGCGCATTGATGAGCTGCTGGCTGATGATGCGCGCCTGAAGGTGGATTTCAAGGGTGAGCATCTTATCTCCGGGCCTGTTACGGAGTGGGAGGGCGAGACGGACGGCGTGTCGGGTTACCTGACCGTTGCTGTTGAGGATGACTCGCGGATGTTGCGGGAGATCCTTGGTTTCCCCGTGCCTGGTGCGCTGGTTGGCGGGCAGGGGGCGGCCGAGTATCGGACGTATACGGGTGACGCGGAGACGATCATTAAGACGGCCGTCACTGAGAACGGCGTGAACCGGATGCAGATACCGGGGCTGACCGTTGCGCCGAACCTGAACCGCGGTGCGGTTGTCCCTAGCGGCATCCCGTTCAGGATGCACCCGCTGGCCGACAAGCTATTCCCAGCGGCCACAGATGCAGGCCTGAGTGTCACCGTAGAGCAGCAGGGCACCAGCCTTGTTCTGGACGTGCGCGAACCCGTTACGCACCCGCGCAGCCTGTCCGTTGCTGGCAGGACGTTGAAGAGTGCCCGATGGACGAGGACGCGACCCAAAGCTTCGTGCGTGATCACGGGCGGTCCTGGTGAGGGTGTGGAGCGTAACTTCCGCTATCTCGTGGACCAGCCAAGGGAAGCGCAGTACGCCATGCGCGCCGAAGTGTTTCAGGATGCGCGGGACGCGAAGGACGACCCTGAAGAGGGTTTGGTTGCCGCTGTCATTATGGATGACCGCGGCAGGGAAGCCCTTGCCGAGAACGGGCCTAAGAGTGGCGTTGAAATCCAGCTCGCGGACTCTGGCATCTTCCAGTATGGGCCGGGCGGGTTCCGGGTGGGCGACCGGATCCCTATCAACCTCGGCAACGGCGTCACTGTCACTGAAGTTCTACGGGAATGCACCCTCGAATGGGTGTCTCCCACTTACGCAAAGGTTGAACCGCAAGTCGGGGAGATCGTCAATCAGCCGGACGCGGTGCTGCGTAAACAGGTAGCAGCCCTAGCCCGAAGCAAACGAGATCAGGAGCGCCGATAGATGGCAGTTGAGTTTTTCAGTAACGGGTATGACACGACTAGCACGAACCCGTATACGGAGGGTGCGTGGGCGGATGCTCACCCGTCGATTGGTTCGGCGACGTATGGTGTTAGGTCCCCAACGCATTGGAAGGTGTCTGCTGTTGCGGGGCAGGACCGGACTGTGTCTATTGCTGCGGGCATGGGTTTCGGCTATGGCGTCACGGACATGACGTACGCGAATGACACCCTTCAGCTTGACACAATCGCTACGGGTTCGCGGTGGGATCTGATCGCGGTTCGTCGTGACTGGACCCCGACTGCTGGCGTGTCAAAGTTTGTGAAGGTGCCGGGTGGGGCTACTGCTGTTATCCCTGGTAATCGGCAGCAGTCGCCGGGTGGGATTGATGATCAGCCGCTCGCGTTGGTGCAGGTCACGGCGGGGCAGACGCAGCCAACGGGCATTATCGACTTGCGGACGTGGAGTGGTGATGGTGGCGGGATTGTTGCCGCGCATGATCTGGTGCGGTCCTTCCTGAACAAGACGGGCACCCGCCTGAATATCAACGGTGTGGATTGGATTCGCCGCTCTGGCGCGAACGACACGCCGGAGTGGTTCGCACCGCCGGCTGTGACTGTCAGGTCTTTCGCTTCGGCGGAAGGGAACTGGGCTTACTCAGTCAGGGCGACTATGTCCACCGAGGGGACGGTCAAGCAGGTCACGGCGGCGATCACGATTGTTCGCACGGGCGGCGGTAACTTCACGTTCGGCCCCAACGCTTACACCCCGATCTTCTCTGACCTGGTCCCGACTGGTTGGCGTCCCGGTACTGACTATGTGGCCCCGCTTGTCCTGACCGGCCCCACGTTTGGGCAGTGCGCCGGGTACTTCACACCGGGCGGCGGGTTCCAGTTGCGCACGTTCGGGCCCACCTACACGATTGCCGCGGGCCTCGGCATAACGGGTACAGCGTCTTGGACTGTGGCCTGAACTAAGGGGGGCTAGCGGTGTGGATCTTCAATGGCTGGCCCCGCTTGGTGGTTTCCTCGGCGTCCTGGGCGGCGGGATCGCGTGGCTTATCAACCGTGCGGATAAGAAGCGTGAGAGTAGGGAGGCTGCGGTGATTCAGACGTTGAAGGACCGTATCGAGGAGTTGAAGGCGCAGTTGTCGCGGGTTACGCGGCGCCTGAATCAGCGGACGCGTGCGGGGGATCGTTGGCGGGAGCAGCTTGTGGCGCATGACATCAAGCCGGACCCTGACGCGTGGCCGGAGGATGACGATGAGTAATGACGCTGAGTTCAATAAGTCTTTGGACGCGCAGGAGGAGGCGTTGGCGCAGTCGCATCGTGCGGCTCGCCGGCGCAACCTTCTGATCTGGTTCTTGCTGATCCTGTCGATTGCGTTTGGTATCGGCTGCTTGTTCTTCGCCATGGATAATGCGCGTTTGGCTGGGGCTGCTGCGGTGTATGGGCAGGAGCAGCAGCAGGAGAAGCAGGGGCTTGCGGAGGAGTTTGACGCGGCGTGCAAGTCGGATGACTTCGCACAGTCCGCGGCGGGTTCGAGCATTTGCGAGAAGGCCGAGCAGGTAGCGTCCGAACCTTCCACCCCGCTTGCTGGGCCGCAGGGCATTCAGGGTGTTCCTGGTCCTCGCGGTGAGCAGGGTTTCCCTGGACCAGCGGGAAGTCCGGGCGCGCCGGGCAAAGATTCCACAGTGCCGGGACCAGTCGGACCCCAAGGCTTAGCGGGTTTGCTCGGATTGACGGGCGGGCGCGGCGAGCCCGGAATCCCAGGCCCTGTCGGACCAGTCGGGGCTACAGGAAGTCCGGGCGCTGACTCCACGGTTCCGGGACCGCCCGGAGCGACGGGAGCGACCGGGCCAGCGGGACCAGCGGGCGCTGACTCCACCGTGCCGGGACCTGCCGGAAGCCCCGGTGAGCCAGGACCGCCCGGACCAGCCGGAATGAACGGTGCTGACGGCCGCGGCATTACTTCTGCGTTCTGCGGCGATACCGGGCGCTGGACGATCACGTATACGGACGGCGCAACCCAAGACGGCGGACAATGCCGCACCACACTACCCGTAGGAAATGGGGCACCATGAAACTATCCAACCTTGCCAACGTCTTACGTGACGCTGGCCTGACTGTTGTGGAGATGGCGGGCTGGGCTAATCGTGGCTATGCCGGGCAGGATCTACAGGCTGTGGCTGGCGTGTTGTGGCATCACACGGCGACGAACCGTTCCCGGTTCAATGAGGATGCGCCTACGCTGAATATGTGCCTGAACGGCCGCTCTGACCTTGCGGGGCCTCTGTGCAATATCGTGTTTGGGCGCACCGGAACCGTCTACCTGCTGGCTGCCGGTGTCGCTAACCATGCGGGCGCGGGATCAGCGGCAGGCATCCCCACGAACATGGGTAACCACTACCTCGTGGGCATTGAGATGGAGTCCTCCGGAATCGCGCCGTGGGACTGGACCGCTGACCAGATCCGGGTAGCCCCTCATCTTGGCGCGGCCATTGAGCGAGCCTATGGCGCTTCCTTGCAGATCGCCCACTACGAGTATTCGAGTCAGGGCAAGATCGACCCCGCGGGTTGGCCGGGCGGCATGGACGGGCTGCGGGCAAGCATCAACGCGATCCTTGACAGCCCCAGCATGAACCTCGCGTCAACCGGCATCACCCCGCAAAGCGCAACTATCACACCAGCAGCAGAGGAAGACATCATGGCATCGATTGACGATCTTAAGAACGCGCTCCAGTCCCCCGACGTGCTGGAGGCGATTGCCATGCGCGTACACACCCGGCCGGTACCCTACTTTGACCCGAACACGGGTAAGGACACGGGCACCGGTACGACCTTGGCTGTACTTGCGGGGGCTTCTGACTTTCAGCACGCTGCCAGCCGCCGCACCTTGGCGGATGCGGCCGGCGCGATTGTGGATGCGGTGAAGGCAGCCCAGCCTCAGGACGCCGCGAACGTTGCGCAGGCGGCTTATGACGAGTTCATCAAGAAGCTCGACTCAACGACTATCAAGGTGGTGGCGCAGTAATGTTCACTCTCATTTTCTGGAAGGCCGCGACTGAGCGTGCGGTCAAGACTGGCGCGCAGGCGATCCTATCCGTGTACTTCGTCGCTGACGTTGCGCTGAATGTGTTCCAGGCGGACTTCGCAAGCATGGCGGGGATTGGTTTGGGCGGCGTGCTGCTGTCTTACCTGACCTCGTTGGCGTCGGCAGCTCATGACGGCAACCCGTCTGCGATCAACGCCGAGGTTACTCAGGGCCGGCACGAAGCCTAGTCCGTCACACAAAAATAAGTGCCGTAATGTTCTAGGCCTAGCATGGCTGTCAAGGCCGATAATACCTCTCGCACAATTTTAGGAGCCAAGACATGGCCTACACCTACGATTCGATTTTCGCTGTTGACCCCGCCAACCCGGCGAACGTCGCTAAGAACGCAAGCATTACCATCTTTGACCCGGCGGACGCAGCTCAGGCGCCCATCGCCATCACGGACCCGACAGGCGTTCCCCTGCCTAACCCGATGACGTTGGACGCGGCGGGCATGGGCCCCGCGTACCAGCACCCCACGCTCGCCCGTGTGGGCTGGAAGGGTGCCGGGTTCGTCGGCTACTTCACCTCCTACGAAGGCATGTTCAACGAAACGCAGGCGGCTAAGACTGCGGCTGAGTCGGCAGTAAGCCAGGCGCAGGCGGCGGCTAACACGACCGTAACCGCGGCAAGCGTCAACAGTTCCGGGCGGCTGATCCTCACGAAGGCGGATGCTTCCACGGTTGACGCGGGCGTAGTTGTCGGCGGGGTTGGACCTAAGGGTGACAAAGGCACGGACGGCTCCAACGTCCTCCCCACACAGCAAGCCATAGAGCAGGCGATCACCACCGAAGGCCCGGCAAGGGCGGCACTGAATACCACCTTCGGGCGCAAGTCGGCGGCGAACGTGGACGCCTACACAAAGTCCAAGAACATGCCCACTGGCGCGGTTGCGGCCATGTCGGAAACTGGGCAGGCCATCCGCACCTTCGGTAACGGCTCATCCTTTGTTGTTAGTGATGGCGTTATCACCAATACGCACACGGCAGCGAACAACGGATCTGCCTACCTGCAAACCCAGATCGAGGGTAGCGAGAAGGTGCGGCGCATGTTCGCCGTCGTCAACGCGCCTGCGAACAATGGCTCTTCCCTCGCACTTGTATTCCCAGCGGCGGAATGGCGAAAAGACGGGACCGGACCCCTCGGACCCGCAGGCATCCACTACGTTGTTGACCCCAACGGTAACTGGCACGTCGGCTACTGGACCGGCTCGGCTGAGGAAACCTTCACGTCGGGCACGTCGGGCGCGTGGAAAGACGGCACAGACCGCTACGTCGAAGTTACCGTAGACGTTGCCGCGTCCTCTTGCACCATCACGCACCCGGACGGCACCAGCTCCACAGTGACGGACGCCCGTATCTCCCCGAACATCAGCGGGTGGGGCATCATCGAGTCCTACGTGTTCTCCGGCACGGCGCCGTCGTTCGCTATCAAGGACTTCGGGATCGCGGCGAAAGCACCAAGCGCGGCCGAACCGTTCGTCGGCAAGGCCACCTACCTGGCTGGTATCGCCGGGCTGAAGACCTCACATGTCGCGGTCACCACTGAGGGTACTTATGTTGCCACCACGACGGCCGCGGAAGTCGCCGCAGGGGTTACACAGATTAGCTTCACGGCCCCGCCGTCCGGGAAAGCAACTCTCCGGGTGGAAGCTTTCGTGCAGATCACCGACGCCGCAGCACACTACATCTGGGGACTCGCGGAAGTGACGGGCTCCACAACATCATCGGACGCGTCGGGGCGGTCACTGCGCAGGGTTGCTATCGGCGCCCGTCACGACATGCTCAGTGCGACGTTCAACATCACGGGCATGGTCCCTGGCAAGACGGCGATCCTCGGGCTGCGACACATGTCCACTGTAGCCAGCGCGGCGACTCTCAAGGTTGGCGGCACTAACGCTTTCCCGTTCAACATCACGGTCACGCCGTACGGCTAACGGATAGCGGTCATCCACTCGTCCGCGCTGGTGCCTGTCTCTGGGTCTTCAAAGGCCCGGAGAATGTCAGGGTTGGCGCGGGCGGTGCGGACGGCTGACACGAGGCCCAACACGCACAACGCGGCGGCTGCAAAAAGAAGAATCCCCCAGAGAATGACCATGCCCCAAGTGTAGGGCAAGCCCCGACAATTCAGCCCCGCTCTCCACTTCGGAGGGCGGGGCTTTTTGTCGTCCCGATTTAGTGGGGTGTGCTGTGGTGGGCTGTGATGTGCTGAGAATCCAAAGGCGCTTAGGCTACAGGCGAGGCTAATTTCAGGCTATTTTCACCCTGTTTTTACCCCCGCTTTGGGCAGTAAAAAACCCCTAGAACCGTTGAGTTCTAGGGGTTTTTGGGGGGAGTAGCGGTGGGGAGGCTCGATCTCCCGACCTCACGATTATGAGTCGTGCGGTCACCATTTAATCCATTCGTTTTACTTCCATTCTGGCGCGGAAATCCGCGGAATCTAGAGGTTTATGGCAACCCCTCAGAAGGGCCTGCATACGCTAGCGCACGCTGGCATTGGCTACAGTATTGGCATAAGGGCTTGACTCTGGTGTCCTGACACCCTAGAGTTAGTACATCGGAACAAGCCGATGGGGAAAGGGTAAGAAAATGACGAAGAGCATCGAAATCAAAGGCCGCAAGTACAACGTCGCTGGCGAGTTCAAGAACGGAAACTTCCACCTGGAAGGCCCCCGCGGTGGTTCGGTCCTCTTCGCAAAGCCCACTGAGGTTGGCTACTTCTTCTACAAGGCAACCGGCGGCGCGGCACTCACCGACGCTCGCGGCCTCGTAATCACCGCGACCCGCGAACAGCTCGCAGCATGAGCGGGGCGGCTATTCCCGCCGAGGCGGTCGAAGCGGCTGCGCGGGCGATCTACGCCGCCGAAGAATATCCGAGGCTATATGAGCACTCATGGGATACCTATCGGGAAAAGGCCCGCGCCGCCCTTGAAGCCGCAGCCCCGTACCTCATGGCGCCCCGAGTCGTGACCACGCAGGACGAGTTGGACGCATTGCCGCTCAACACCATCATTCTTGACGCGGAAGAGTTGCCGCTCTACAAGGACGACAGTGACCGGGTAGAGGTGTGGTGCTTCGGGGATAACGAGGTGCCCGTCAATCTGCCGGCGCGTGTCCTATACCTGCCCAATGTCTAAGGGCACGCCCATGCGGCATATCCGTGTTGACGACGCCCTGTGGACCGCGGCCAAGCAGACAGCGGAAGAACAAGGCGAGAACCTGAGCGCAGTCATACGGGAATGCTTGAAGGACTATGTTGAGAAGGGGACGAAATGAACGTTAGTGAGTTTCTAGAAGCGCGGATTGCTGAGGATGAGGCCGTGGCACGGCGTGCTAGTCCCGGCCCTTGGAGCTTCGCGGACATCGCCTCTGTCGGCGGGGGAACCATCTATGATCCAACGGTCGCAATAGCGAATGTCAGTTGGGACGTTGAGGATATTAACTCCCCCATTCGCCGGACGCGCCCAGCATGGCAAGCTGACGCAACAGGCATTCACATCGCCCGCCACAACCCCGCCCGCGTCCTTGCCGAGTGCAAGGCTAAGCGGGCGATCGCAGATCTGCACGGGCCGGTGGAGGACCGCGGATGGCAAAGCGGCGTAGCCCATGACTTCCTGTGGTGCGGCTCCTGCGGGACATTGGACGACGCGCCCGTGCCCTTCCCCTGCGAAACGCTTGAGGCGCTCGCATCCGTCTACGCTGACCACCCGGACTACCGGCCGGAGTGGGCGCGTAATGCCGACTAAGGGCACGAAGCAGCGCGATCCGCATCCCGGACGCCCTGTGGACCGCGGCCAAGCAGACAGCGGAAGAACAAGGCGAGAACCTGAGCGCAGTCATACGGGAATGCTTGAAGGACTATGTTGAAAAGGGGACGAAATGAACATTAGTGAGTTTCTGGAAGCGCGGATTGCGGAGGATGAGGCGGGCGCAAGGGTAGCCGCCATAGAGGACGGCGGCGTATGGGGCTCTTGGACCGAGCTGCATAACCCCGCCCGCGTCCTTGCCGAGTGCAAGGCTAAGCGGAAGCTGGTGGCTGACTATGCGCGATACGAAATGTACTACGGCCCGAACCTGTTCTACGTCCTCGCCGCCGTCTACGCGGACCACCCGGACTATCGACAGGAGTGGGCGCCATGACCGAGCGCGGCCCTAACTTTGACGCGGCCCGTGACCCTGTATGAGGCCGCACAGAAACGCCTCCTGGACCTCATCGGACAACCCCGAAAAGGAAGTCTCGGTGCACATCTACCGGGCACACCTGACCGACGCCCTCAAAGCCCAACAACGGGCACACAAAGCAATGATGGAGGCATGGGCATGAACATTAGCGACGATGCGGTAGAGGCCGCGCACACTCTCTGGTGCGCGGGTAACCATGAGGGTCCCTGCCGACGAGGGCAGGCGACTGGCACCGAAGCTCCACAGCTTTCCCTTATCGCGCCCGACCCTGAAACGCGGGGTGAGGCTGCGTGATCCCGGATGAGGCGGTAGAAGCGGCGGCGCGGGCTGCGTATGAGTTCAGGCATGGCGGCTACAAGGCGTGGGATGATCTGGCCCCGGTCGAACAGTGCGAAGCGGAGGCTGAGATGCGGTACGCCCTCCGAGTCGCCGCGCCGCACCTCATGGCGAGGGCTGCTGCGGATTTACGAGGGTGGTATCAGGAGCGCATGGACGAGGTTCCCGCCGAAGACGTGACGCTTACCGAATACGAGGAGGGGCGCGAGGTTGGTGTCACTGAGGGCATCCTCGCTGCGTCACTCAAGATCGGAGCAGAAAAGTGATCCCGGACGAGGCGGTAGAGGCGGCCCTTATAGTCGCGCCACTTGAGGGCATCGTGACCCCATGCGACGTGGGCAGAGTGTGGGACATGGGCCGAAGCGGAACAGACGAACCTACCTGCTCAAACCCAGCAGAGTGGTCAGCCCTAGCGCATGACTGTCACTTGGGCCAGCCGATCCTACTATGCACCAAACACCTAGCTATGGGCAGAGAGGACCGCCGACCAGAGCAATTCATCAAGTGGCGTTGCCGTCGATGCAAACTCGTCGCCGTAAGTGCTGACGAACTGATCTGGAACGTGAGGAGACTGACATGATCCCGGACGAGGCGGTAGAGGCGGCATTGTATGCGTGGGGTTTTTCGGCGCAGAACATTGACGAGCGGCGCGAACTGGTCACGCACATCTTGGAAGCCGCAGCCCCGCACATCATGACGCAGGCATGGGACGAGGGCTACACCACCGGAAACGCGCACAACGGACGCGGAGACGCCAACCCCTACCGAAAGCCCGCCGATGCCTAGCCCGCGGTGGACGGCTGAGGATGAGCGGAACTATACCGCCGACCGCACCATGATAAAGAAGCTGGCAAACCGCGGCGAGGAACCCGCGCAATGGCTGACAGACGAATACACCGAACTGACCGAGCGCCGGAAACAAGCCAAACGCCGACGCCCAAAAGGTGAGGGCGCCGTGTATCAGCGCGGCGACGGCATGTGGTGCGCTTCCGTTGAGCTACCCGAGGGCCTAGACGGGAAACGCAGGCGCAAGGTGATCTGCCGCAAAGACAAGGGCAAAGTCATTGAAGAACTGCGGGCCGCTAAGAAGGAACTCGAAAAACTCGGGGACCTCGCAACCAGCAGCGTCCGGCTAGATGCCTGGGCCGCGCACTGGCTCGACCGGATCGCCCCGAAAGAAATCAAGCCGCGCACGCTCGCCGGGTACAAGACAGTCATCAACGGCTACGTCCTGCCCGTCCTCGGCCGCAAAACGCTCGGGAAGATCAGCGCCCAAGACGTGCGCCGGCTACACGACGTCATGGCCGCGACACCCAAAGACCCCAAACTCAGGGATGGCGGCGAGCTGCCGGAGGGTACGGTGATGCTTTCCAGTACCTACGTGCTATTGGCGCACAATGCGCTCTCTGTCATGCTCGGGGCTGCCATGAACGAAGGCAAGATCTCAGCCAACCCCTGCGACATGGTCAGCCGACCGAGGAAACGGAAGCTTGAACAGCAGGCGCTCACGTTGGAGCAGTCGATACAGTTACTACGCTACGTCCTCGGCAGGAAGAACGGGGCACTATGGGCCTGCTCGCTACTCACCGGGGCGCGGCGTGGCGAAGTGATAGGCCTCGAATGGGACAGGGTGACCGAGTCCCTGGATTTGTCCTGGCAGCTCCAACGCATCACGGACATAAAGAACGTGCCCGCAGACTTTGAGTATCGACACGTCAAGTCGACGCTCTATCTCACGCGGCCCAAGTCGTCGTCCGGTTGGCGCATCATCCCGCTAGTTGAGCCGCTGAAGTCCATCCTTGAGCTGCACCGGAAAGACGCGGTTGTAGGGGACGATGGGCTCGATCTCGTGTTCCGTGAAGACGGGCGCCCATGGGACCCCGACCGTGTAACCAAAGCCTGGAAACAACTCATGCGGGATGCCGACCTGCCCGAAGATGTCGTGCTGCATGGTGCGCGCCATGCAGTCGTGGACATCCTCTACACTGCCGGCGTCCCCGAGGACCTGATAACCCAGATCATCGGCCACTCCACAAGGTCCATGACGCGCTCCTACAGGACCCGTATAGACGTTGACAGGGCGCGTGCGGGCATGGAGGCGCTGAGTGCACTCCTACGCCCGCAGATCGAAGCGTGACCGCGCACAAGTGACCCCCACATCAATCCGATGTGGGGGTCATTTTTTGTTGGGCTGGGGACGGTGCGGCCTACCTCTAGGACTCATAGCCGGCGGCCTCCAAAGCGGCCTGAACGAACTGCACCACCTCGCGACCTAGCACTTTGCAGATCGACTCGAAATCGTTCGCGTTCAACGGGGCCTCGTCACGAAGACGCTTCCCCAAGTAACCTTGCGACAACCCGCACGCAGCAGCCAGGTCCTTCACGGTCATGTTCTGGCGCGCTAACGTGGCTCTGACCTCGGCTGATATAGCACGAGCAAACGGCCCGGCTGCGGGCGTGGTTCCTGAAGGCATAACTGTCATGGTAACTCTTTCCGACACTGAAGGCGCTTGCTAGCACGAGTAGTCATAGTTTCGCGAGTCAAATTCTATATGGAATCTACAGGCTCATTCCTAAGCTTACGCACCAGAGACAGGATTCACAATCCCAAGGGTGCGATCCACAGCCCACTTAAGGTACCGTGAACGTGAGACATAGGTCTTAAAAGAGTTACCCCACCGACACTTTGGCGAGTGTCAGTGGGGCGAACTACTATTTCAAATGTTCGAATACCAGTTCGAACAGCACTACTTCGGGGGCACTACCAAATGAAAAACGAACACGGTCTCAACCGTCCACCATCGCTCGACTCGATCAACCTGGAAACAATGACGATCCGGGGGTTCGGCAAGGAAGCCGAAGGCAGGGGCAAGCTGGCGTCTACCCTTCTCGCTGAATACGTTCGTCGGCCCGCTGCATTAGAACAACGGGAGTAAGCCCGAGGGCTTCTGCTACTTTGCAGAACGTCGGCATCGGCATGGAACGCTTACCCGTCATGTAGCGGCTAAGGGTTGCGCGCTCGATGCCGACGGCGTCTGCCAGGGCCTTTTGGTCCATGCCGGCTTCGATCAGCTCCACCTTGATTTGGGTGGCAACTGCTGCTTCGAGGCGTTCTCCGTATTCCATGAACACCATTTAAATACCTTTGGACAATTTTTGCAACTATTTGAACAACCAAGTAGTACGCACGCGCACATGCGCGTACACGCGGGCGCGTAATAACACGCGGCTTCCCCTATTGACTTTTCAAAAGTCACTCAGATTGGCACTTGCAATTGTTCGCTTGGACAATTACCATGGTCTCATGAAC